TGTTGCTGCAACCTAGCAAGAAATTTTTGCATTGGTCCATATGCCAAAGGAACGCGCATTTCATTATATGTACTACCATTTTCATCTAAATGTTTAATATAAATTTGATTAAAAAGAGTTCCAAACGCAATGATGGTTTTTCTAATAATCTGATGATAATAATAAGTACCTAACATTAGTAATTACCGAATGGATTTGATTCTGAAAAATCGACGATAAGATCTGCCTCTTGTTCGATTTGATCATTATCTTCATATTTATCACTAAACTTCGCCTCTTCAATATAATCTAATGAATATGTTGCATTAGAAGTTGATCCAACTATAATATCTCCCGCTACAAAAGTTCCGTTAGTGGTTCCAACTTTAAGAACATTTGTTGTAGAATTCCAAGTTTTTACCCTTCCAGTTGCATTGGAAATTGAACCTGTGACTACTTCATTAAATACGAATGTTCCAATCCCAGTGATTAAAGGTGGTGGGGATATTGTGGCGGTAGGAGTTGTTGTGTATCCAATACCAGCATCCGAAAGTAAAACTCCAGTGACGATTCCAGTTTCTGCAATTGAAACTCTACCAACTGCGGTCACAGCTAATCCAGCGGTAGGAGAACTAAATGTAATCGTCGGTGATGTTGGATAACCAGACCCAAGTGCCGTTGTTGCAATGCTTACGCTGGATATTCCAGAATATCCCGTGACAAGCACACAAGTGACTGCCGCGCCAGATCCACCTCCACCTGTAATTGCTATTCCTGGTGATACTGTATATCCAGATCCAGCATTTACTAATAAAATTTCTTTGATAGAATGTACACCATTAACTGAAGTTGTAATTGCAACAGCTTGGGCATTTTTACCTCCAGAAGGAGCTGTTGAAATAGATACAGTCGGTGTTGATGTATAATCATATCCATCATTTAATAGAATTATTTTTCTAATATACCCAGAGTTTGCGGTGGCTGTCGCAAGAGCTTGAGATCCAAAAGATATGAGTTGCAACTTAGTAATGTATCCAACATTTTCAAGGAGACTATCAATTTCTTCTTCACTTGTATTAATATTACTCCATCCACCCATTTCATCTTCATATTGAAAGAGTTCACATTTTAATTCATAAACATATGTTTTTCCAAGTTGATAAAATGGTTGCTCATGCTCTACAAATTTTACTTCAAATATTCTTTGACCTAAAGGAAAATAGATAATATCACCTTCTCTTGGTCTAGTGCTAATTTCCGATGCTGCTTGCTCATCATTTGTTATAAACGGAGATATAAAATCTTCAAATCTTTCTTTTGAAATGATTAAATTTAATTCATCTTTCAAGTTCATTCCAAATTTTGTTAAAATATCTCCTTGACCGCCATATCCCTCATAATTATTCACATATGCTTCGATAGCGAAGTTATCATCAAATTTAGATGTTGTTACTTCTCTTATTATAGTTTCCTTTCGAACAAATTTTCTAGGTATGTATACAACTTCAACCCCATAAATTTTTAGTTGCTCATTAATTAAACTTTGAACAAGTCTCTGCTCACCTGGAGATCCCTGTAAAAAAAATGGATTAAGTGCCATTATCCTATAAAATCGTAAGGTGGTAGTTCGTAATCCATAGACATTCTTTGCCTTATAGCCTCTATTTCCCTTTCAGCATCTTCATACAATTCTCTACCATTTAATTCAATTCCACCAGGAAGTTTGACTCCTCTAAATTTAATTAGATTTTGACCCCATTGTCTCTTCAATAGAGCAGTCAAATATTTTTTCAAAAAACTATCGTTATAAACTTTAGTAAAATCATTTGGATCTAGAATCCTATAACAATCAATTATAAGATATGTATCTTTAGATTTTGCACCCCACTCAATGTCCAGATATAATCTATTTTGCCTCTTGTTATATCTTATTTGTTTATCGGTTGTTAGTAAAAAGTCAATATCTTCCAAATAAGTTTTTACCATTGCATATTGCAAAAGTTCAACGGAATTAAAGTAATACAAATCATTTAAAAATAATTGATATTTAATACTAAACATTCCCGCAGAAATTGAACTCGTATCAAATTTAAAAACTTTTTCAATACCAATTACAGAATCTGGAATTTGGATGAAATTTGATGACTCATAAAAATTAAAAGAAGTTGTTCCAATACCAGAAATATTTGCAGATCCCGTTGTGGTGACAATTCCAACTCCATTTGGTGCTTGAGCACTTCCCCTATTTAAATCTTCCTCAGTAATCTTATACTTAAGATACATTCTTTCGACACCATCAAAGTGCCTTTCCTGAAAATATTGCAATGCATCATCAACCATATCATCAATTTGATCATCATCCAAGTTAATCTCAAGAATAGGAGCTCCTAATCTTCTTAAGCAATAATCAACAAGTTCTTGCCTAGTTGTTGGTTTTGACATTAATAGGATCCTCCATCTATTACACTTGTCCAGGTTGGAATGCCATTATCATCTGTTGTTAGTATATAGTTTGTATAAGTTATTGCGGAACTTGTTGCCCCAGTAGATACCATTAACCCATTAGGGTTAAAATATGCAATTCCACTAGTATATGAGGGAACATAATAAAAAGAACCAGTTACAGTAGATACACCTACATTTAAATTTGTTGTAGTTGTATATCCAGAAATATTTGCATTTGTTGCATTAAATTCATCAAATGTAAGATCATTTGAAACTGTTAAATTTCCAGAAATGTAAACATTATTATAAAAAGTTGCAACACCAACAAATGTGGAAAGACCACTAACATTCAATGCAGTTACGGATGCTATGCCGCCTATTACATTAGTAGCTTCTACTGCATTGGCAAGACCAGAGTTGCTAGAAACAATTTTTATTCCGTTTTGTTGACCAACTCTGACTCTAATGTCTGCCATTACTTAGTAACTCCTTCTGTTACCAGAACCATTCCTTCTATGACTCTATTTTTAATATTCCCACTTGTAATCAAAATATCATAAACATATCTTCCTGGTTTTAAATTTGCGGTTTGAGTGCTAGTTAATGAAATAGTAAGTTTTCCTGCAGTTGCTGGACTTTCAATTGTACATGTAAAACTTGTGGAAGAGGAGCTGCCTGCCCATTTTCTCATTTGAGCTGAAGCGGTGTATCCGGTTAAGCTTAATGGTGCATTTGTGGCAGTATCTTCCAGATTAAAAGTTTGTGAAAACGTAGCACCAGCATTAATAATTAGATTACTTACATATACTGCCGCCATTTATTTTTTAAGCTCTACTTCTTATTTATACTTAGAGTTTTGCCAAAGAACTGATAACTTCTTGTTGTTTGAGGTATAATTTAAAATAAGATTTAGCTATATTTTTTAAGTCATCGATATCATCTATTTTATCAATTTCAGATGCATATTTAAAATATTCAAAATTTTTGGTTAAATTTTCTAATTCAATTTTATCGGGATCCATTAATCATCTCCTTAAGTAAAGATTTAATCTCAGCAATATCATTTTTAATTTTATCAATTTCTTGTCTTTCTAATATTTTATTTTGTGCTAGTCTTTGATATTGGTTGTATCCAATGGTATCACAATTTATTATAGCACCAGATTTTTCATCTCTGTACAAATTTGGATGTCCTTCTACTGGTATCATTATGCTAAAGCAATACTTCTTAGATCTTTAAATCTTGGTGGATATGCTGAGTTTGTACCAGACATTACTATTTTTATTTGGTATCCTGTAAAAATTCCCAAATTATTTGCACTAAACTCATAATCTCTAAATTCATCTTGTAAACTTGGTGTAACTAAAACATCTGGTAATCCATTATTTTTTGCAGGATCTACCACATCTAAGAATCCATCCAAACTTTTATCTGTAGTTAAGTTTGTATAACCTGGGAATAGTTCAAATGCTTGACCAACTTCACTAGAATCTGGTCTAATTAAACTATAAAGAACTCTAAAGTCTGCGGAATTATGCCTATATGCACTTACGATTACCTTTAAAGAAGTTGCCGCTTGTTGAAGTCTTACAATATTTGAAACGTATACTGCAGCATGTGGATCTCCTACGAATCCATTTACACGAGGATCTAAAGCATAGTCTGTGATAGGACTATTTAATCTATTTCCAATAAATTCTGATGATGCATTCTTCCAAAGAAGCATTGGAGATACGTTAGGATCTTCTGTTGCTAAATTAACTTTTAATGTAAATGATTTTCCGGAACTTAAATATGTTTGCTCATTAATTCTGGAGCAAACTAGTCTTGTTGACGTTAAGGCATTCGGTACATCTAATTTAACTGGTTCATACTGTAGATCTATAAATGAAGTTTCTGTTCCATTTACGCTTGTTCCGCTTGTTGTTCTCACTTCGGCGGATAAAGAAGTACCAACTTCTGGGGATATGGATGGTACATGTGGATTGACAAATTCATACTGAATATTTTCTGTAGATTCAACCATAGATCCCCCACATATATCATCACGATTAAATGAAATTTGTGGAGCATTTGCTGGTGTTCCAGTAGGTCCTTGATCTATAATTCTATTTGTTGTATTCGAATCAAAATTTGTCCTATCAAATTGAATATAATAACTATCAATATCAATTCCAGTATCGGCAACAGTATGGGTTTTGTTAATTCTTTTTAATGAGACACCAGAAAGTTCATATTTGTAAACTAAAGTGGATAAATCGTGGTCAACAATGACTGTTGAATCTATACCTCTTGTAATTCCTAATAGTTGCCCCACTCCAACACTAGTATACTTAATTATTTCATCTTCAATAATTACAAATCCAGGATTTACATTACTTACTGATAACCCTTCAAAGGTATCAAAATTAGAAGTAGATGCAACACTGATTGCAGAATTTGATGTTATTAGTTTTAGAGATAATGTTGTAGGTGGAATATCTGATTGTACATTATAAAGAGTAATCTTATTATTTTTAGAGTACATACTATGATCATAATGATTTACTTGGAAATAGTTTCCAGTACTATAGTTTCCGTAATTTGCAGATGATAAAATTGTAGTGGATCCAAGAGATATTAATGTTCCAGCAGGATTATAATATCCTAAAGTTGCAATACCAACATTGAGTGAATCGCCCTGGACATTTGTAAGATACAAAGTATCTATTTTATTTGCGATACCAGTTATAGTAATACGAGCTCCAAATCCAGATGCTGGAGATACAGAACTAGTTACGATTCCAACTACATCACCAACTTGGTATCCATTACCTGGAAATAGTTGAGAAACTCCTACGCCAGTGATTGCTCCACCAGTGGCAGTAATATTCAATCTCAATCCACTACCATTTCCATTATAATTGAACGTTTGAACGGATCCAGTTGTATAATTAAATCCACCTGTGGTAATTGCTACATTTACTGCAGAAGATCCAGTTCCTGCAATTGTTCCTGAAAGATAAGTAGCAGACTGGACAGAAATTTTTCTGCCGGTTGTTAAAATTCCAATAATTGAACTATTATCTGTTGTCGTAATTCCAACTTTTAATTTTCTAGACAATACTGTTATTGGATTAGCAGATAAAGTTGGTATATACCCATTACTTTGATGTAAAGTTGGATTTACAAATAATGCACTGCCAGTTGTGGAAGTAAATTTAGCCTTATAAAGTTTAAATTTCAAATCCTGATATTGGTTTGCTGTCCAAATTGTACCATTTTGGGATTTGAACAAGCTACCAATAGCAAACTGTTGAGTGTATCTAACGGCTTGAGAATCTGGCAATGAAGCAGTATTAATTGTCTTCTGCCCCATTTCTGCAATCCAAACTTCATATTGATCAGTTTGAGGTGCAAGAAGAACAATAGCGTATTCTTCAAAAGGTTTTAGGTATATTGGAGTATCAAAAACAACATTTGTTGCTATCGATGAATCGTTAGAGGTTTGAATGTCATTGGGTGTAAGAGTTTTAGATCCCAATATTTCTTTAGTTGGAGTACCAAGACTTACTGTTCTAACTTCGACTGTTAATGGTGCGTTGCCACCATCTTTACTAGCAAAATATAAATCTACTGCGGTTAAAAATGCACCATTATCATCTTCACCCGGAACATTTCCACCTGTAACTTCAACATTTCCACCAACTGAAAATGATTGTGCCAATGGATCTACGAAGTAAATTGTTGTTGTAACTGTAGTTACTTTTTGTCTTTCTTCCCAAGTACCTTCTGCTTTGTAAATCGTTTCTCCAGAACAAATTAGTGTACTTCCAGGTAATGGCGTTGCATTTGTGGAACTTGAAGTTAACTTATATACTTTTGATCCCACTGCAATTCTTACTGCAGGGGGAGGCGTTGTGTTTGGATCTCTTAAAAAGAATGAACCAGAAATAAATCCATTTGCATCTGTGATTAATCTTAAATCTTTTACATATGCAACTGTACCACTAGATTGTCCAACTAATTTCATACCAATTGTTAGATATCCATTATAAAGACCTTGAGCGGTAGTGCATAAAGAGTTGATATCAACATTCAATATTTTAGAAGAAGCACTATATGCTGCTGGTACACTTTCATTTGTTGAATATGGATTGGCACTATAAGTGACTGAAGGGTTATCAAACGATCCTTCTTTATGATTTGATTTTGCAACTCTAAAGGTAATTTGTCCTACACCATTTAAATATCCCTTTACAGTCTCACCTACAGTAAATGCTCCAGATGCTCCATAGTTCTGTAAAGATGTATCTGATGCAATTTCAATGAGTTTGGGAATAAAGTCTACCCCACTAACACCATCTAAAAATTGATATAATCTTGTAAAAGGTTTCATATTCACAGCAGTAAATCCAGTATTACGAGACCTCATGTAGGTTTCTTTTCCACTTGCCCTTAAAACATCTTGAACACTGGTACTTGTACTTCTCCCAACAATTGAAAATGTTCCAGTTGCTCTCAACCAAACCCAATTTGTTTGATTTATTGTTAAATCCGCTAATCTAATTGTTCTAACCCAACTGTCTTGAGCTGGATTTAGTTTTACAGTTCCACTGTATGATATTACGTGGAAAGGGTTAACATTTTCTACTTTAGTTGCAAAAAGTTGATTTAACCAAGGAACCGATTCATAATTTAAAAGTATACCATCGCCAACTTTTCTTACATTACTATCTACTAAAGCATAATTTGAACTTAAATCAATTGTGCTATCTGGAGCATTTGTTGCGGGGCTTGGTCTTAGGTTCAAACTATTTCTTGTATTTTGAGTACATAGTTCAGTATTTTGTTCATCTATTCTTATTTTTGAATATTGATTATCAATTAAATCATAGTTTTTAAAGTCATCTACAAAAAATCCAGATTTAAATCTACTTAACCCATTGGCATCTTGAATTTGTAATGTGGATGTATTGAGTTCTAATAAACTTAATGAAGTTGTTCTTTCTAAATTTTCTATCCTATCCTCAAGTTTTCCAATATCTCGCATTGTGTATCGTCTATTATCATTTA